CGAGCATTCTCATTCTCCAAATCAAACCCTTCTGGATCTTTCCCAAAGAAGAATTTCTTATCTTTGGCTTCCAAACACCAAGGAAAACCTGCTGAGGAGGATCGAGGTATGCTCTTGAGACCCAAAGCTGGGACTCCAAGCACAGCCTCCTCGAAAGTGAGGATGCGGGCGCAGTCATTCCTGCTCAGGTTGTTAAATCTTTGCATACCGACGCTAACAGCCCTGCCAAACTGAACAGTGTCAATGACACGGGTTTCAGTAGTGAAAGGGGCCAGCGCTTCTTTCATTGGAAACTTGACATTGCCCTCATCATCTTTGTAAGAGCCCAACTTCATCACTTGCAATGGTGCAGTCGGTTCTCCATAGAAATCCTCTATCTGTTGCTGAAAGAAAGACTCAGCCCCAAGCTGTGTTCTTCTCAGCTTAGAAGCAATAGGCTGTGAAACGCCCCTGTCTGTCTGGCCAAGTACACTGATGCCAGTGACACCTTCCATATTGGGAGCTGGTTCATCAGTCACCTTCATGTCCACACCCACTGAGGCTCCTCCACTCTGCAGGAGGTTGAGCTCAGGAACGTTCAGGAATTTGAATCCCCTAAGTCCCTTCTCAACTATCTCAGCAGTGAGAGGGGTGGCATAAGCCAACGGCATATTAGACGTCTTGGCTACATGTAACCCTGCCACACACCTGTGTGCAAGATGACTGTGCTCACAAATAGTAAGCACAGCTCCACAATCTCCTGGGAGCGTCTCTGCGTGATATCTCAAAATGCGCTTATGCCTCACACCACCAATGGTGATTTCAGACCGCACCACCTCAACGGATGGACTTATGAATGTGATACGCTCATTGAAATCAACAAGCTGACCATCCACATCCATTCTTGCGGTATCAAGTCTCACAGTGGAACCGGCACTATCATCAAGCTCGGCATCAGTCACCATATGTTTGGTGACATCTCTGTGGTGGTTAACAGACGTGCCAAAGTTCACGAAGACCAAGTCCCTATCACTCAAAAAGTGCATGGGTTTAGCCAAAAACACACTTACTGACATCACAACGCGCTTGTTAGCACGCGAGCATCCCCTGAGCCACAATTGTTGGTCGGGAGAATACTTTCCACTTTGTAAGTGTTCCTTAATTTCCTTGATGAAATGTGCAGGCATCACACAACATGATTCCTTCAAGAACAACACCTGTCCCTGAATATCAAACTCACCAGGTTGTGCCTCAACACACATCTTGTACGTGTTTTCATACACGATGTGCCAAAGTTTAGGCGCAAACCCTCCTCCTTGCTGCTGCACGAACCGAACTTGGCGTGCCTTTGGATGATTACTCTGCTCCTCAATATGCTTCTTAGAGCCAAATATCAAACTCGCAATAAGCTTGAATGTGGCTTTAAGCGCATCCTTAACAAATCTGATAATAGCTGGAGCAGCGAGAGCCAAGCTCAATGCTTGGATGCCAAATATGACACCTTCACCCCTGGCAATGAGCATCTGCTCATCAATACCCTTACGGAGTTTCTCTTCCCAAACCTTACGGTTGTTCTCATATCGTTCTTTCTCTCGCCTATATCCTCTGCGCCTCCCTTCCATAGTAAAAGGGTACCGCAGTCGCTCCATCTCCTCATGATCAAATTCCGTGATCAGAGGAACATCAGGCGGAACAATAGCTGCATCATCAGATGTTGTTGCCCTGACATATTCAGCTTCAGAC